TGAGGTACTGAATGGTTGAAGGTAACGAGAATCCAGAAGAGAACTTCCTAACAAAGAAGTCGTTCTCTCAGATGATCGAGACCTTCGTCTATCAGAACCGTATGTCCTATATGGATAGCATTGTTCACCTATGCGAGAAAAATGGTCTGGAACTGGAGGATATCAAAAAATATCTGACACCGACCATCGTCGAACATCTGGAGAATGAGGCGCGTCAACTGAACTTTCTGCCTAAGCAGAATTCGCTGGACGTATAAATACACATGCCCTAGAGGCAATCTCATATTTTAGTTTATATTTAAGTTTATACAAGGTAATATTATGTCTTTTGCAAATCTCAAGTCCAAATCTATGGACATCTCTACATTGGTTAACGCAGCTACAGAGGCTGCTGGTAAAACAACCAACACCAACAAATATCAAGACGACCGAAAGTGGAAACCGACTGTTGATGAACAGGGTAACGGTTACGCTGTAGTTCGTTTCCTTCCCCCTACTGAAGGTCAAGACCTTCCTTGGGTCCGTTACTGGGATCACGCGTTCAAAGGTCCAACCGGACAATGGTACATTGAACGATCGCTCACAAGTCTTGGTCAAAATGACCCAGTCGGTGAGTTGAACTCACGTCTATGGAACTCAGGTATCGAAGAGGACAAGGAAACTGCACGTCGTCAGAAGCGTCGTCTACACTACGTCACAAATGTCCAAGTGATCAACGATCCCGCGAACCCAGCGAACAACGGTAAGGTGTTCATCTACGAGTTCGGTAAGAAGATCTTTGACAAGATCATGGATATGATGCAACCAGAATTCCCAGGCGAAGAACCAGTTAACGTGTTTGACTTCTGGAAAGGGGCAGACTTTGAGTTGAAGATCCGTAACGTTGCGGGATACCGTAACTATGATAAGTCGGACTTTAAGTCTCCAACACCACTTGCTGGTGCAGATGAGACACAACTCGAAGCGATCTACAATACGTTGTACGATCTCAACGAGTTCATTGTCCCCAACTATCCGAATGCGCACGATGCGAACTGGTTTAAGTCATACGATGACCTAAAGAATAAGTTAGAGACTGTATTGGGTATTGCTACAGGAGCGGGTGCGACAGTACGCAACGAGGCTGTTGCAACTGCACAAGAAGCGCCGCCTTGGAACACTGCGGATGAACCAAAGATCGTTGCTGCTGAAACTGTTGTTGCTCCTGCGGTAGCAGAAGAAACAGACGACACACTATCTTATTTTGCACAAATGGCATCGGAGGATTAATCGATGGATACTAACATGATTGTTCTAATCCTAGCGGGATTAGTTATTTTAGGTCTGATTATTAGATCAACGTCCAGCAAGTCATCTAATAATGGTCCCATTGTGGGACCATCTACAGGTGGTGTGGACACAGAAGTAACAGACGCATTTCAGTTTGCGGGTAAACATGGTGCAGTAGTCACCGGATGGGTAATTGAGGGAGACTTAGTAGAAGTCAAAATCAACGGCGCAACCGTTGCAACTGGGTCAGGTATATTGACTACATCGGTCGTTGGAAGTAACGGTGTGACATACTACCGTGCGGCACAGAAACGTCAGATGGAAGAGACATACGTCTATGGTGTGTCTTACTCGACTGGTTCGAGTTCGTCTTCTTATACCGCCGAGGAGTTACAGGCGTTTACCAAAGCAGAGTTGATCGCTATCGGTAACACGATTGGTATACGACCTCTCAACTTGCGTCCGTCTTGGACTAAGGCGCGTATGATCGAAGCAATTCTAAACCACTAATCGACACTGCCAGTGGACATGGGGACTTCGGTCCCCTTTTTTATGCGCGTAGGCCTAAGGTTGGATCGTGACCATCCATCTCTGACCATTGCATCGAGACGGAGGTGTGTCCGTTTGTGGTGTTCTTGACTACACGTTGACTTGAGTCTTGTACGACGACACCGTTGACCGTCTTGGTGTGTCTACTCTCAGACACTTCTTTTCTAACACTCTGACCACTCGTTGGTTTATTTGCGGTAGGTGTAGATTCCAATTCAGCGCCTGAATTCACTTCCGCTGCATCGAAGATGTCCGCGAAACTGAACGATTTCTTTCCGGTCAACATGTCATAGATGTTACTGAAATTGAACATCTCCTTCGCCTTTGCGACGATCATGTCGAAGGTGTCTGTGATAGGTGAGAACATTGATGAGAAGATTTTGGAAATTCCGCCAAGCACGTCACCACTGAACAACATCTTGAGACCTTCCCAGATCCCGCCATAGAAGTTAGTCAACATCCCCTTGATCCAGTCGACTACTCCACCGATAAATCCAGCGATACCGTCACTCACTGACTGGTACAGTTCACCAAAACTGAACGAGTTCAGTGACTCTGCGATCCCGTCGAACCCTAATTTACCGGCGATCCACGAAAACGCGCCCTTGATCATATCGAGAAGGTCTACGACAAAAAATTTGATGAGGTCGTCAATGACTCCCTTTACTAGGAATCCAATGCCGCCTAGAATGTCACCGTCTTTGAACATGTCCAGTGCAGTGGAGAAGTTGGTGAACAGAGACTTGATTGTCACACCGATTGCGAGGATAGGTGTACTCAGGATTCTCGCAAGTGCCATCACTGGTTTGAATATGGAGGTCATACCACCTAGAGTTCTACCCAGAGAACCGAAGAACGTTTTGATCTTACCGAATGCCTTAGTGACCGGACTGTTCTTCAACGTGTCCTTAATTGTGCTCGCACCTCTCGCGGCATCGTCAGTATAGGATCCTATAAGACCGATGGTTTTACCAAATCGAGTGAACATTGTTCCGGCACGTGACACGAAACCTTTTATGACGGTCATTGCGTCTTTCGCTTTGCGACCCAATGCGTCCATACCCATGTTGATAAAGAATCTACTGATACCGTATATGGACGCAGCAATGTTTTTCACTGCGCGACCGATAGACATGATCGCATTCCCTAGTGTAGTGAAGGGTTTCATTAGGAATTTGATGACCCTGTTCTCACCTACGATACCACCGATCCTTCTCATTGTCAGGGCCAGTGATTTGACCGCACTACCGATCAACTTGGACAACTTCATTATTGGTGTGAGGTAACCACCGATTGCACCTACAACGATACCCGCAGTGATCGCAAGCGCCCTGAGTTTTTTACCCAAGAAACTAGAACTATCGTCATCATTATTATTGTTAGATGAGTCTTCGTTTCTATTGTTGTTCGAGAGTTGATCTCTGATCCCCTGCATCACCTCAAGCAGTTCGTTCTGGTACGCGGAGTTCTCACGCGCCTCTTCCAGTTCGTCTGGATTTCTGGTTCGACGCGAGATTGCGTTTTTCATTTTACGCACATCGCTGAAGATAGTCATCAAAGCGTTTTCGGTACGACCCGTACGCATGGCGACAGTATCCATAACCTTAACTATACTGTCGGTGTTCTTTTTATTATCTTCTTTTTGTTCGGTTAGTTGACCGACAACGGCTTCTAAACTCATTATTATCCTTTGTTCTTATTACGTTCGTTTTCTTCTTTGATGTGTTCAACCAACATAGCAAGATATATCTCTCTCTCCCAAGGCATCATATTTTCAACTTCATGTAACGAGTAGTTGAAGTTCTGAAGTAACTGAAAATTTACTTGGTAGTAATTTGTCAGGTTATCATGAGAGAGATTAACTAAAAAAAATCATCCATCCCCTTTAGGACTCTTGTGTTCACATGTCCGCAAGATTGGCACGTAAATTCAACTTTCTGCGATATCGCAGGCATAGTGTTAACGAACTCTGCAACCTTCTCGAACTGAGCGGCGGTCATTGAGTCGATGAACTCTACAATCGCTTCGCGCGGTTCGTCTGATAGAACCACCCTCTCTTCTTCGGTAAGGACAGCGTCCATACATGTTATTAAAAGTTCTACCAGACCTTCTGTCATCGTACCCTCTTCGCTGAGGACAGGGTTCTTTAGGAACTCTTCATACGTCGGGAATCGCATCTCGACCGACACACTATCCGTTAGTTCGATAGTCTTCGCGTCAACGTCTCCTTCAAGAACGATGTTATCCAACTCAATTTTGATCTCGTTCGTGGTGTCACATTCACTACACTTGGTTTGAACGTCTGCGGTCTCACCCACTGACTTCGCACGTATCTTAGTGAACAAATAATCCACGTCGAAGGTAGTCAATTTCGTATTGATTGGATCCTCAACACAGGCGTGGATTGTCCTAATAATAGATCGCACCATATCCTGTTTGTCTTGGGTCTCATACGCAATCAGTAACGCTTTCTGTTCCTTCACAAGGAAGGGACGAAAGGACGTTTCTTGTCCCGACGATGGTATGGTCACCGTATAACTCGGCGACTCATTCAGTTTTGGTAATGCCATAATGTATCCTAATGATTAAATAATTCCACCTAGATTGAGGTTTACATCTCCCCCAATCAGGTCCGTTAGACCGCGTTTGTCTTCCTTCACCTTCCATCTGGTGTAAGATAATTGCACGGTCAATTCAACAACGGTTCCCGTATCACTCATAAACTCAACACCGCTTATGCTAGTTGGGAACGCATCTTCTAACTCCACTGTGTATATAGACAAACCACCAATATCGAAATTGATGTCTAGTGGACCTATGTCAAATCCTGCTCGCATCTGTGGTTTGGACAGTTGCGAGATTGTAACTGGATGCGTGATCTGACTCTGATAGGCGACAGACTCATATCCTTTCTCGCCCTCATTCACGACCTTGGACATCCAATTGTCGAAATACTTCTTTACCTCATAATCGTTCAATACGTAGAACGTCAGTGACACGTCACCCACCGCATATCCGTTCGCGACCTTTCGCATCTCCATACCTACTTGACGGTCCAAAGACATGATCTGTTTTTCTGGTAGTGATGCACTCTTACACAATAGGTTCAAGGTCTCTGGATCATCTCCAGACATACTTGGTAGATTGATGTTCTCTGCAACTGCCTTGACGGTGTCTATCGCCTTGTCTAAAAACGACCCATCATCTGCTGTCGCTTTCTTCGCCGGTGACTCCTTCTTGCCACCACCCGCCTTCGCGTTAATGGACTTTACCGACGGCATCATTACCGCGAACTGGTTGTTGAAAGCCATCCCGTTACGAAGACTGACCTTTGATTTAAATGTCTCTATACCTGCCATTTATTCGCCTATCATACTTTTTGCATCGGAGTAGACTTTTTGGTTACTCGCGTATCGGAAATCTGCCGTCGGTAGAAATGTTGCGATCTCCCACTCAGGGGCGGGAACCATCGCGAATCTACCGTCAACGTGTTTGTTTAGATAGTGTTTAAAACACGGTCTGAAGTGTTTAAGTTTTGCGGTCTTGGTCAATAGTTGATAAGACGCCTTAAAACGAGTTGTCTTATCAAACTTTGTGTTGTTAGTGATGTCCATCAATGAGTCCAACATCTTTGCACGTAATACCGGAGGTAAGTAGTGCAGGTTCAACCCATAGAATCCGTCCTTCGCTGGACCCACCACAATCACAAGTGGGAACGCATCGTAGTAGGGCAGTTTTCTTCGATCGTTTTTAAACTTGGGATCGTAAAAGAACATATACATGCCACCCACGACCTCTTGTCCAGTCTTCTTGAGTGGATCCTCATCCATCAAGTCCTCGCGTTTAATACTACGCATGTTCTTGATTTTGTTTTGAAACCATCTGCGGGATTCCTTGGTACGGGGTGTGATACCTGCACGGAATGCCTGCAACTCTAAGTTCTGGAATATTTTAGACATAAGACCTTTGTCCTAAAACCTTTCTCTCTATTTATACACGTTTTTTACGTTTCTTGAACGCGGGCATCTTTTTGAGAGGTTTCTTAGACTTTATGCGTTGCGCAGCCTTGGGCATGATACCCTTTGTGGTGAGTTCTTTCTCTGTCCAGATCTCAAAGTGGTGTCCGCGATCTTTTGCGTACTCGACCGCCGCCTTCCACTTGGATTGGTTCTTGATGTAGGTGAGACCCTCAGTCATGAGTGTCTGTCGAGACTTACCTTGTTTCTTCTCTGGTCTCTTGGTCTCTTTGGCGGGTTTGACCTCAACCAACACCACACGACCCGACTTGTACTTGATCACAAAGTCGACGAAGTATCGGTGAGGTTTCTTGTCGGTCTCGCAGATGTAGGGTATTACCAACTCCTCAGAGACCCACTGGACCACATCTGAGTTCCTGTCACACCACATCATCACATACTTCTCCCACCCTGAACGGTAGACAATATCATCGACGTTGCCTGCGTACTTCTGCGGTTTGGTGGGTTTGTACTTTCCCTTATACGTTTTCATAACGTCTCAATAGTACCATACAGTTAAGGCGGTCAGTGGAAGGGTAGTAGAACTCTCGCACCTTGCGGTATGGGAAGTCGTCTCGATCCAGTTGGTTGTCGATGACCGCCTTGGGGTATAGGTCACCCATACATCGGACGTAGTCGTCCACCAACATCCACTCGACACCCGACTCAGCGCATAGGTCCATGTCCTGAACCATTCCCTTGGGTGTATGGTCCCCATCAATGAAAATCATATCATAACCAGTTACGTCGTCAGGTACCAACTGGTGTGAGTCGCATAGGGTGAACTGGAATCGATCCTTAAACTGGTCCTTTATCTTCCCAGCATTGACCTCTGTGTGTGGGTAGTGTCCAATATCTGTTGAGTGCACTCTTACACGACGATTGACGGATAGGAATGTGTACGCACTGTGACCAAAGTTGAACCCAATCTCGAAGACGGTATTTGCCTGTGTCATAGATAATATACTCGCAAACGCCAGACACGTCTTATTATCAGGCAGAACGTGACCCTCAATGGTGTCCCATCCCTCAGTCAGGAATTTAGTGTCGTCTATTAAGTTCATCGATTTTGTGTATAAATAGTGTAACGATATTTATAGAACCGCGAGTCCACTCATATGGTAACAGAAGAAACTAAGAAAGACGGAGCACTTATGTATCCGTTGCGTCAAGATAGGTGTAATACTTGGGTCACCTTTGGTGTCAAGACGGTAGTTACCCCAGAAGAACAGGGTAAACAGGTCTCTGAAACAAGTTCTGAAAACAACCAGTCTAACACGAAAACCGAAGTTACTAAAAAAATGAAACTATATCTCCCTGCGGGGTTTGCTGTTTCGGACTCTTTACAGTACACTAACGTAGACATCGGTATGTCTGGTGCGGCCGCAATGAAAGGTATGGGCGCAGCTGCCTCTGGTGAAGGAAGTGCAATCATGGGTGTTGTAGGTGCATTTGCTGGGGGTCTCAAGGACGGACTGTCGTCAATCGGAGATCTTTTTCAAACGGGTCAGATGGACGCACTTGCGAAACTATCTGTTGCACGTGGTATCAATGCCACCAAAGACCTAATGAGTGACGAAGTCAAACTTGGTTCTCAACTCGCACTACAGGTTGCACTGAACCCTAACTCTCGCGCCATGTTCAAGGGAGTGAATCTACGATCGTTCTCTTTTGCGTTCACGTTCGTCCCAACATCACCCGAAGAAGCAGAAATGGTCGAACAGATCATCTACCGATTCCGATGGCACGCTTATCCCAAACCAATCAACTTGGGTAGCACTGGTATCACCGGAGGTTTCGAGTATCCGCACCTATTCTCTATCGAACTTAAACACGAAGAGTCAAACCAGACTGTGGGGACAAAAATCAAGGACTGTTACCTTGAGTCGGTTGCGACTGGATATAACCCATCGTCCATGGCATACCATGCAGACGGTCGTCCAGTAGAGTATAATATGACTCTTAATTTCCGTGAAACTATTGCACTCACCCAAACAGATATTGAGCAGGGTTACTAATGTACTTTCAAAATATTCCAAAAACTTCGTATCGATTCGGTGATCTGAACGATGAGGCAATGATATCCAACCTAACCGCATACAGTGAGGTGTTGGATACTATAAAGGGTAACGCGGCATTCTATCAGGACTACTATATCCAACACGACGAACGTCCAGACCATGTCTCATACAAACTCTATAAGAACCCCCAGTTACATTGGACGATTTACCTATTAAACCCTAAGTTGCGTGAGAACGGTTGGCCACTGTCCGATCTGGAGGTTCTAGAGAAGGTTAAGAAACAGTACCCAGACACTACACTTAACACCGACGAAGATATCTCACAGACATTTCATGTGGGTCAAGTAGTCACTGGACAAATGTCTGGTGCTTCTGGTGTTGTAGTACGCAGAAACCTAGACCTTGGACAGATCGTCGTGAACGTCGATTCCTCGTTGCCTGCGTTCCGTACAGACGGTGAACGTATCACCTCAGTTGTGGGTGAGACACTACAGGCAATCGATATTGTGTCCAGTGAGGACGAACACCAATCCCTACGTCACTACGTAGAAGATGTGGAGTATGCAGTAGACGAAGATAAGTCGTTATCTGAACGTCACGTGATCACCTCGCGTCTTGATCTACCAGAAGGTCTGTCTCTTGCAGAGGTCTCCCATTACGATCATTATGTCGCAGAGAACAACTCCCTTAAACAGATCCGTATCGTAAGACCGGGCAACATTCGTGAAATTGTCAGTGCATTCATCGCCGCAGTAGGTTCGTAATGACTAAACTAACAGAGATCTCCACGCCTTTCGAATTCGCATCGGTAGAGATCGAGTCGAGTGCAAAAAAGAAGAAGAAGATCGAGATTAAGTCGCTAGTAACCGACCTTGATATCTTCGAACACATCGACAAACCATATTTGACCGCACAGATCATGTTTCGTGATATGAATGATTTCATGTCAGGTGACGATATCCGTGGGGGCGACATTGTGCGTATCAAACTCAAACAGACAACCGGATTCTCGCGAGTCTTTGTGCAGAAAGAGTTTCGTATTGACAAATTCATGGGATCCAGTCGTACCGACCTGAATAACAATGTCGAGGTTCACATTCTCCACTTAATCGAGAAACACTGGTACGACTCTACTGCACAAAACGTCAATAAGTCCTATTCTGGTTCTGCCACCACTATCCTACCTAAGATTGCTAAAGAATTTTTGGACGATAAAGAGGTAGAGTCTT